GTGATTACACGGTCATTTACTTCTTCCTGATAAGGATTTACCACCATGTTCCACCACCACTTAATCCTAAAGACTTAGCGTATCTTGGTAAACGACATGCCCAATAAGACGCAGTTGTTTTGTCTTTGGTTGTATGACATTTGTGTCTTGCAGCAAATGATCTCTTAGCCGCAGGATCTTTTAATTTAACAGCCAAAGATCCACCACCTCCCGCAGCACCAAAGGAAACCTTTTTTACATTACCCGTCTTTGGATCTTTTACATAAACCTTGAACTTTTTTCCACCACTACCCCCTCTCATAGGTTTGTTTAATTGAACCTTTTTTCCCTGATAATCAGCTTCATACAACATCGGAACATCCAAAGGTACCAATTCCCCTTCATAAAGTTCAAACAAACCAATATCAGTATTTTTAATTAACCATCTATCCACTTGATTGGTAAAGTTTTCATAACCTAAACTTCTCGCTTCTCTAAATAAAGAGAAATATTTGTCAGATCCCATCCTAAAAACATTTTCGTGAATTAAAATATTATTATCTATATGATATTTCATTTCTTCACTCAAAACAATCTTATTTTCGTTGAGAGTTTTCCACTCAAAAATTGGCTTTTTATTCATAACTGATTCTTTTTTGTATCCTTTTATTTGAATTCTTGTTGGTTTTTGCCCCTTCCCTGATTGAGGATCTTTCTTTTCTTTTGCTCTTTTTCTTGCACAAGCAGATTTTTTCTCCTCTTCAGTCATTTTGGAAGCCACAGATCTAGCCCTACATACAGGATAACCTTTTGTTTCACCCTCATCTCTTCCACAGGGGGGGTGACCACCACCTTCCTTTTTTTTACATATATTTACCCACGGCCCTTGTGGTTGTTTTGATCCTTTAGATTTTTTCTTTTTACCAAACCAAACCGCTAAATCTTCTTTTAACTGAGACATCTTTTTTATTGATAAATATAACGAAAAATTGTATTTTTTACCTATGGAAAATCAAGAAGAACAAAAACCACTTGGTATTTTATTCAATACTCTGAATTATTACACAGTTGATGATTTGAACAAATTTATAGATAATCTTACAGTAGAACAATCCATGTTCTGCTTGATGTGGTGCTGTGAATACGCACAAGGGAAGGGTATTCTAAGTTTAGAAGAGGCGGAAATTATAAGTAAATCTATAAGAAAAATCAGAAATTCCGAGGAATAAAAAAAGGGAACTAAAGTTCCCTTTTTCTTTGTGTTCTAAATTGATTATCTCAATTCGTTGAGGTCAAATGTTCTAACACCATCAACTGTGATTCTACCGTAGAATCTGTTGTTCACCATCTTCTTAGCGTATCTGGTCATGATACCCTTGATTGGGGTGAAGTTGAATGGGTTATACATTGTTGGTGTCAACTGGAGAGGTACGTATGGTGCGTAAACGTAACCTGTGTCAAGCAATGACGTTCCCTTGTGACCAATCAAGATTTGGTTTGGTGGGAAGTATGGGTCACGGTAAACCTGGTATCTACCAGATAATGTACCAACTCTTTCAATACCCATGTTGTATTGATCCTGTTCAGGAGCTGCGTTTGAAACGTGGAAGTATTCCAAGTCATCAAAAATAGCTGAGATTTCAGATGAAACAACGATCCAGTTAGCACCACCTCTCAATGTTGATTTGTGGATTTGTGCAGAAAGTTGGTTGATCGCAGTGATCAATGTTTGGTTCCAATCCTTCTGTGTATACTGGGTCAATGGGTTAGATGAAGTACCTCTCTTCCAACCGTTGTAGTCCCATCTTAACTGCCATGCCGCACCTTTTCTCAAATCTCTCAAGATTTCTCTATCGATTTCCGCTGCAACCTGTTCTGACAACAACGCTGTCAATTCAGCTTCAGCATCGATGTTGTGGAATGCCGCAACGTCCTGAGCAAGTTCAGGTGACCATTGAGCTCTTAACTTTCTTTCAGCAACAGAAACTGTAACTGACTCGAGGTCAAATGAAACTTCACCGATTTGATCTTCAAATTCAAGATCTTCGTAGATTCTGTATATACATTTGAATTGTGTTCCTGCTGCTGCGGAACCAGCGAAAGTTGTGGTTAAACCTGAGTACCCATCGAGTGAATTTGCTCCGAATGAACAAGGAACCTGAAGGTCAACTTCCAAGTAAATCTTACCGTCAGCACTACAGATGTCATCATATGCACCACCGTTCGCTGTATTAGTAGCTCCGAAAGTTGTTGAAGTTTGTGAACCGTATTGAACGATACCCTTACCATACTTCTGAGTTACAACTCTAAATAGCAAGTCGCCTGAACCAGCACCTGAGAACGCACCACCTATGGTTGTTACAGCGTTAACTCTGAGGTCAGCCAAGAACGACTCATTATCCACTAAGTTACCGTCAGGACCTAAAAGTTTACCGAAACCACCGTTTGAGAAACCTGAAAGTGCAATGATTACTTTTCTGTATTCACCCGCTCCATAACCCGATGAAACTAACTCACCATTACTCCAAGCCTGTGTACCAACAGCAGTTGATGTAAATGAGGTGTAAGCTCCTTTTGAGTAATCGAACAAACCAGGAGGATCAAGTGTTGCTTCGTTACCTTCGTAGAATCTATCATAAAGGTTTTTACCTGTAGAATATCCCTGATTTGGGTTATCCAATCCTGACTGAACAGCTTGTGGTGAACCAACTGGTGGATAGTGATATCCGCTTGAACCTGTATAACCCTGAATCTTAGGTACAAAGTAGAAAAGCTTACCGATTGGTAAGTTCATTGCTTGAACGGAAACAATATCATTAGCCAAAAGTTTTGAGAAAACTCTTCTAATGATAGGGAATACAACAGTTTCAAATGAACCTGAAGAATCTGTTGAAGCAGCTTCGTTGATTAAGTGTGATGCTTGGTTCTCATAAAGTTGAGCCATGTTTTCTTTTAAGTGTCCACCCAATCCTTCCAAGAAACCAAGTTTGTCCCATTTGTTTATAGTGTCTTCTTTGATAACTTTAAGGTGCTTAAGACCGATGTTACCAACTAAACCACTTTCTAATAATGCTCCCATATTAATTTTTTTTTGTTTAGTTTATTTGTTTATTTTGTTCATTAAATCTTTCATTCTCAAGAACTGAGCGTTCTCGTATGTTTTAGATTCAACTAAGTTTGTTGAACCTTTTTGTGGTGTTTTTTGAACTTTGTTAACCACAGACTCGGTTACAACATTTGTTGAGGAAACCAATTCATTCTTGATTGACTTATAGAGATTTTTTGATTCTTTTAATGTCTCTACGTTGTCAAATCTTTTAAGAATATTGATTTTCTCCTGTTTGGTTGTAGAATGTTCAGTGAACAATCTGGTAGCGTAAGCTAAATTTGAGTTGAAAATCGCAACCTCGTTCAATTTAGTTCTGAAAAGATCAAGAGCCTTTTTATACTCTTCATTCTTTTCTTTGAGTTGACTTATTTGTTTTTCATAAGATTCTACCTTTAAATGACGAGGTGCTGCTTTTGGTTTTGGTAAACCTCTTCTTCCAAAAGCTCTTCCATTACCCAAGGTTCTAGCCGCTTCCTTGGCTTCTTCTTTGTGTGCCTCACCTTCGTGAGCCTCTTCGTATGTTTCTTCTAACTCAACTTCTTCCTCTTCTTCGTCTTCTTCTTCGTCAAATTCAATTTCATACATCACTTCTTCTTCGTCCATGTGTTCCATCTCAGAAACTTCTAATTCTTCTTCAGAATCTTCCATTTCATCCATGTCCATCATTTCCTCCAATTCGTGATCTTCACCTTCCAATTGAATTTCATATTCTACATCTGCGTTTTCATCTTTTAAGTGAATTTCGTCATCCTCTTTTTGAACGATAACTCCATCTTGGTCACCCATCAATTTGAAAACTTTTACGAGTTCTTCATCACTCATGTTTGTGATGTCGATTAAATCTTCGTCTTCCATTTCGTCTTCAAAATCCATTTCGAGTTCTTCGTCATCCATAGATTCCAATTCCTCGTCTCCGAATTCATCAGGAAGGTCAACGTCCATTTCCTCTTCATCATCAAGGTCGAGTTCAACTTCCTCTTCTTCTCCCTCATCACCCATCTCGGTGTCGAGTTCAAGATCGAGTTCATCTTCCTCTTCCTGTTCTTTAACCTCTTCAGTGTCACCACCTAAAGATTCTTTTACTAAAGACTTGATTTCTTCCTTCATTACTGAAGCAAGTATTCCTTTTGTGTTTTTTGCAATAGACTCTTCTAAGTTCTTCAACTGTAAGAGTGTATCGTCTAATAGAATTTCTTTTTTGCTCATTTTCTATTTAAGTAGATTTATTTTTCTAAATAAATATACCCTTCTATGGAAAAATCTAACTTTTTTTGTATATTAATGAAATTAAATAAAAAAAGGGGTCAAATGACCCCTCTTTTATTTTTCAATTACTTCGTTGATTTTACTTTCTATTACACTTGTGATTCTCCAATCTTCAGTGTACCTTTCAAAAATCTTTGTAACTTTTGCTTCAACATCGGTTACACTAAAACCCCTCACCAATTTCTCTTCTCTTGTTTTTTTGGTTTTACCAGTTTGAATATCTACTGTTTCAAATTGGATTTTTGCAATGAAATATTTTTCGTCCATAATTAATTATTTATCTTCCCAAAAAATCGGAAAGTTTGTTCATTAAATCAAGAGACTTACCCAATCCTTTTTCAGATTCAGGTTTTCTTAAATTTCTTTCTTCTTCTATGTTTTCTTCAAAGTTGAATTTATCTTCAGGTTTGTCAAAAAGATATGCTCCTGGTGTTGATGGTGAACTAACTAAGTCAAAACAGATAAGTTCAAAATCGTCTTGTACTTCATTTTGTTCTCCCTTCTTTTTTAGAGTACCCACCCCTCTTGAAGATATACCCATTGTACATCCTTGTCTCATAAGGTTTGCAGCAATATCACCAGGTGTAGAAACAATGCCTGTTTCGTGAAACGCTGGTGAGGTTAGAAGTCTGAGTTTACCCATCAAGGTATTTCCGTCCCACCATACATCATCAATAATGTGTGAAACTCTTTCCAAATCTACAATAGATGATTCGGGGTGATTCAACTCTGAAAGGGAAGTTCCCTTTTGGATCATTCTCTTATAATTTTCGGCTTCTCTTTTTAATATTTTTTCGGGATATAATCTTCCGTTTCTGTTTGGAGTATCAAACTTTTGAAGAACAGCATAGAATATAAATGGTTTGGAATGATCTCTCATTGACTTGGATTCCATGATAACCTTTTCGTTTTCAGGATGATTTGGTGAGATATATCCCGCATCGTGCTCCACCAAAATACCTTTACCGGTTTCGTGAGCCTCAAGTACTCTTAGTTGTTCTTTCATTTTTTTTACTAGATAAATATGTTGTAATATAATTATTAATGTCTTTTGAGACTTTTCTTATCGAGTTTTCGTCAACTAATGAACCGAATTCAACCTCAATAGAGACAGTAAAACGTATTAAATAAAACATTCCGTTGTCCCAAGCAAGCTGTGTTGAATTGTCAACTTCACCATTTTCGATTAACTCTTTTGTGTCCTCAGCCAATTGAGAAATCATTTTGGTGACATTTAAAATATATCCATTTCCATCTTCACGAACACCCGATCCATCGGGGTATCCCAAATAATCATTGATTGTCTGAAATATTTTGGAATTTATTTTATCTTTTATTGAAATTTTAATTGCTGTTTCTATGAATATACAAATTATAGATTTTTCATAATCCGAAAAATTCTTAATATTTTTTTTGTTTTCAGAAGATATTACATCATTCCAATAATCATAACAATCTATGTCCCAAAACCCTTGTGTTAACCATCTATCTTCTTTTGTCTCACGATCAAAGAATATCTCAAAATCTCTTAACTTATCAATACGATAGAAATATTCATCACCATCCTTTGATAAACCCCTACTATGATCATCCAACACTTCGAATATAAGTTCATTAAGTTCCTGATCACCGACAGATGTAACATATTTTAATGTTGATGCTGGATATTGGTGATATAGATCAAGTAAAATAGAGGTAGGAATTGAATCACCACTCGATTTAATTTTTTTATAAAAAACTTCAATATTACCACCGAAAAAAGCCTCGATAAATTCTACGAGACTTTTATCGGTTTCTTGTGATAACTCAATAAATTTTTCAATCATATAAATAAATATAATTTACACCAACAATTTTACGGGTGTTTCCATCTTTGAAAGATGAAATGAAAAATACCTGTTGGATTTAAAACTATTTTTTGTAATATATTTACAGATTGTTGTTAATGATTTTTTTAATTGTTCTGATTTGAAATCAATATATTCATCCAAGAATAATGTGATTTCCAAATTCATAAAACTCCTCTTCCCTTCCTGAATTCCTGAGGTTCTGAGATCAAGATCAACGATTGTTCTTCCGTTGAATATATTCAGATCTATTGAATCCAATAATTTGTGTTTTATGTCCCTTCTTAATGTATTGACCACCGATGACCACGATTCAAGATCCGTTATTGGTTCCACCCACGCCTGAATGACCAAATAAATTGATTTCATAGATTTAAAATCTACCGTTCCATAATTTATTTTGAAATCTTTAAATCCATTAATCTTAATTGATTTTCCCTTCTTCATAAAATCCCTTCATATGTAAAAACGTTTATTTTTTGAAAAACATAATAAAAATAAGGGTTATTGTCAAAATTTCGTAAATTCGTTTGTATTTATCGTTACAAATACAACTTATGATAATAGTAGAGGTAAATAAAAAAAATATAGAGGCCGCTCTGAAAATTTATAAATATAAAGTTTATAAGACCCAAGTTCACAAAAAACTTTGGGAAAATAAAGAATATATTAAAGATTCAGTGAAAAACAGAGAAAAGAGGAATAAGGCCATCTATGTGAACGACAAGTTTAAAAAGGATTAAACTATCTCGTTCAAAAATTTCCTGAGTTCAAACAATGAACGATGGGATTTATCATAAGATCCCAACTTTGATTTCAACTGATCCAATTTACCTTCTTCTATAGTATTTTTCTCAAATACAGAAACAATTTCAGATTTAGTTTCCTCAATCAAGTTTGTCAAATCACCTTCAGTTAATTCCTTCATTTCTTTGAGTAATGAAAGTTCTTCCTCTGAAAGACTTTCTAAGATTGGTTTGATTTTGGAATTTGCAATGTCCACTTGCATAGATAAAGGAAGATAAATGGTTTCACTTATCTCATCCTTTTTTTGAAGATTTTCCAACAGAGAAAGTTTTGTCTGAACCTTTTTTTCTATATTTGTTGAAAATATCAGATTATCAATAGATTCATAATTGTTAACTCCCTCAGACAAATATTTTTGAATATCTTTTCTCTTGTATAATTCTTTGAGTCTATTAATTGATTCATTAAGGAACATTTCACTAAATTCCTTGTCATATCCTTTTTTGGATGACAATTCGTAATATATATTTGTTGCCTCTTTTAAGTTCTTATTTTTTAAAACGTGATTCTTAAATTTGGTAAATGAACTTTTGAAGGTTCCTTTTTTATAACCTTCCACCAATTCATTTTCGAGTTGGGTGATATAACTTCCTAATGTTTTCATACTAAATAAATATTATGATTTTAGTAACTCGTTCAATTTTTGATCAATCTCCTCTAAAGATTTTTTAGCTTTGTTAATGTTGAGTTCAACAACACCGTTTAACATGCTATCTTCAAGGATTAAATTCTCATCTCTTTCCTTGGATTCGGGAGTTACTTCTGCGGTGGGAGTTTCTGTTTCAGCGCCACCCGCTTCAGCACCACCTGTTTCAGCCGCGGGTTCGGGTGTTGTGGTTCCACCACCTAATTCACCAAAACCACCTAAATCAGGACTTGTTGTTTCTCCACCACCAGGTGTTGTTGCCTCACCAGCACCCGCTTCACCTCCTTCCTTTGGTTTTCCATTACCGTATAACTTGTCAATATTGTCAAATATACCTGTTTTGGTAATTACATTCGGAGTTTCCTCAAGTTCCTTAGCTACAGCTTTTTCAATTCTTTGTTGTTGAATATCCAACTTAATTTCTTCATCACTGAATCCAAGAATATGTTTCTTAGCCCAAGAAGCGGATACCGCCTGAATACCATTTCCAGGATCGGTAACCGCGTCTCTGTAAAGTGCAATTTTAGATTGAAGTTGTTCAATCTTCAACATATCTTGTTGTGTTGATGGGTTTGTTAGACCCAAAGTGAAGTTATTAAGTTCGTCCTCAAATCCCAAGATATAAAGGTGAATAATCGCGATTTTATTCAATTCTTGAATCATCGCTTGTTGAATTCTATTGATTGTTCTTGAGAATCTAATATCCAAAAGAGAAAGATTCTTACCATCACCAACCACTTCTTCAAAACCAAGGAATGCTTTTGGAATTCTTAATGCCGTCAATAATTTCTTTTGAATATATTCAATATCCGCAATTTCACTCAGATTTTGAGCACCCGGTAAAGTATCAATGGGGTTTGGTGCGTTTGGATCACGAACAGGGATAAAATAATCTTGGTCTACCGCCATCTGATTATATCTCATATCCACATTACCATTCTTAGGATCCACAATTTGGTCTCTCTTGAATTTGTTGGCAACTCTCTGTACATACGCTTCCACATCTTTGTCATCCATATTTCCAACAAAAACTTTAAAAACCCTTCTTTCAGGTGCTCTTGATGTTCTATAGATTAACATCGCATCTTCGGACAACAGAAGTTGTTTCCATACTCTTCTTGCTTTTTCTAGCATAGAAGTTCCATAGGGTAATTTAGAGTCGTCACCCAAAAGTCTAAAGTGAGCAACCTCCCACGTATTGAATTCTATATTTTTATTTTTCCAAGTAAAAGTTAAGTGAGTGTTTTCAACACCGGTATTCATTGCAACGGTATTAACAACCATACCTCTCTCGAATCTTTCGATTTCAATATTTGGTAATTGTTGTGCTCCGACAACACCTTGTTCAGGATCTATCTTTAAATAGAGAAAATTATCACCATACTTACAAGTATTTCTTGTCCACATAGGTAAGTTGGTATTAATATCCAACTTGTTATTGAACAAGTCAGCCAAAATACTTTTGATTCTATTGGATTCTGAATATATTTGAAGAATAAATCCATTTTCGTTTGGAGTTGTTGATTCTTCAGCATAAATGTCTAAAGCTGCTGATATTTCAGGTGTAAACTCCATAGATTCATAGTCATAATATGAAGCCAACCTTGTTGGTTCATAATAGACGGCTTGGGTATAAAGGTTGTTTTCAACCTTTGACCATTGGTTTGCCAAATACAAACTCTGTTGAGCTTGAAGTTTTTCCTTTTCGTATTCCCCTTTAGATTTGGTTCTTAAAATTTCTTTTTTATCGAACCTGTATTGAGGAACTTGTTGATCCAATGTGGAATCTGGTCCAAAGACCCTTGAAAGTCGTTGCCAAATTGTATATTGTTGATTAGTTTGTGCCATAGTAATTAAAATAGTAGTTTTTTCAATAAATACAATATTATTATCTTCTCATTCCTCCGAAGAGCCATAAATATTTCTCTACGTCTTTCTGATTATAACTTCGATTGGAATCGTTATTTGTTTGACCATAATACGATGGAACACTCGGATTCATAAAGTCAGTTTTATATTTTACACTTTCATTTACCGTCCAAGAATCAATCATCGCTTTTGCTTGTTCAGTCACCTTTGTGAGTTTGGAAAAACTACTCTCACCAACATATAAAGCCATAGCAACAGACATAATTAAGTCGTCATGTTGTCCTTTGATATGGTCGGGTCTTCCGTTTATATAAACAAAAGTTAGTAATTCATTATATAATCTTGATGATCTTATCTTAAACCCGTGTCTAATATATTCTTCAAAAGTTGCAATAATCTGAACCCTTTTGTTATTGAAATTAATTCCCGGTATTTTCTCTTGCGCTTTTGGATCATATTTCCATATATCAGTTGATACTTGACCATCAATATAAAGGTTTTTATACCCCAACTCTTGCATCTTCCTTGCGGTTGATACACCCATACCACCTGTTATATCAATAACCACAAATGCGTTGTATCTTTGTGCCCATTTTAAGGCAATTTCAGCAGCAATATCAGGTGGAACCTTATCCAAAAATTCAATAACCTGTTCTCTTGTGTCAAAATCAACAATATTAAATGTTGTAAAATCCTCTGAATCCCCCCTTGATACATCGACACCCATAATATATTTGTGATCCAATATTGGATCCTCCCAAACCCATAACGCCCCTCCCATCATCTTGTCTTTGGGTTCTTTAATATCATTTTTCTTGATTTTTTCCATAGTTCCAGAGTCAATGACATTGTCACCCGAACCAAGAAAGTTACACTCCAATTCTTGAGACACCTTTCTTCTATCGTATTTCAACTTCTTAACCATAGTTTCAAACCAAGAAGAACAAGGTTTATAACCTTCATTGATTTTTTGAATAACAAATTCAAGATCCAAATCCCAACCCGCACCATCCAACCTAATTACGTGTTCCTCTTCAGAATATTCTTCTTTATTTAACAAATAATGAACTATATCTTTGGTTTTTACTAAATAAAGGTCTTTGGTATATCTCGGATCTCTATACCAATACATTTCGGATATTTTGAAATCATTCATACCCCGTAAAGCTTGATCGTAAATTGAATAATAAATTTGATCAAATCCGTTGGGGGTTGAAATAACTATAACTTTACCACCCGTTGAGAGTGAGGCCATACAAGCCGCCCAGAAATCATCATCAGCT